TCGATTGGTCGCTCGTGCGAGACACGCCGGACTTTTTCAAGAACCTGCCGCTGATGCCCGGCGCGCTGAAACTCTGGGACTTCGTTTCCCGGCTCGATCACAAGCCGATCTTCCTGACAGGTTGCCCAGCCTCGGTGCCCGAGGCTCCGGCGAACAAGCAAGCGTTCATCCCGGCGAACCTTCCGGGCGGTGACGAGGTCGAGGTCATCACGTGCCGATCGCGCGAAAAATATCTCTACTGTCGCCCCGGCGACGTGCTGATTGACGACTGGGAAAAATACAAGCCGCTCTGGATCGGAGCCGGCGGGAACTGGATCACTCACACCTCGGCCGACGAATCGATCCGGCAGTTGGACGCGCTGCTAAACGCCAGTTGAGGGAGGTTCCGGATTGCGTTACCCTAAGCGCTCAATCCGGAGATTCGTCGTCATGGCCAAGCTCAACGCCGCCGCGCGCAAGAAAATCAAGTCCTCGAAGTTCGGCATCCCGCCCAAGGACGGCAAGCCGGGCAAGTATCCGATGGAAGATCGCGGCCACGCGATCGACGCCGAAGCCCGCGCCACCGAGGAGCTGGCGAAAGGGCATCTCTCGCCGGAGCAAGCGGCGCATATCCGTCACGAGGCGAAGCACGTTCTCGGCGAAGCGGACAGTCATTACCACAACAAGTGAGGCGGCTATGGACTATTGCGCCAAGGTCGCTAAATTCTATGGCGTAGCCGGCGGCAATGCGTTCCCGGCTCCGGGCTCCAACGGACCGGCTCAGATGCTGTATGACAATCATGCGACGTACCAGCACGCCAACAACGGGCCGGTGACCGAGGGCAGCGATAGCTGGCCCGGGTCGCAGAACCCGAGCACCGAGCAGAAAGTGGATTGATCATGAAAGACGCACTCGGACATGGCAGCAACGCAGGCCACGCCACGGGCGTGCAGCAGACCCCAAAGCTTCAGCGCCGGCACTTCGAAGAGATCGCCGCGCAGCTCAAGAACGCGCCCGACGCCGGATCGCCGGCACATACGCAGCGCGTCAACGACATGGCGGACAAGCTCGCGACGACCAACCCGGGTTTCCGGCGCGACTTCTTCGTCGCCGCGACCGGCGGCAACATCTCCTCGACCGGCAAGGCGTATCGCAACAAGGGAGCCGGCGCAAACGAGGGTGCGGTCAAGCGCAAGGCGGCGAAGTTCACCAGCAGCGAAGCGGACGACTATAATCGAGACCTCACGTTGCGCTTGCGCAACAATCAGGTCGGCAGCGGGATGAAATTCCGATGAAGGACGCACTCGGACACGGGAGCAACGGACGCGGCGGTCGCGTCGCGAAGCCGATCCCGAATAGCCCATACCATCGCAAGAGCGATGACGAGCTGCGCTACATTCAGCGCGACGCCGCCGAAGCCGGCCGGAACGCGCAGGAGATGGGCGACGATCGCGGCGTGAACAAGTACGCCGATCAGGTCAACGACGCCTCCACGGTGCTCGGCTATCGCGCACGGGGCGGTCTCTCAGACCACCCGGACGCAGTCGCGGCCCGAGCATTGGCTTCCGGACCGAAGTCGGCTCCGGTCCCGTATCACGACGGGCAGTATCGCGGAATGCCGAACGAAGAGGCTTATGACCGGGAGATGTCGGCGAAGTTCATGCGAGGTAAGTGACCATGAAAGACCCCCTAGGACACGGCAGCAATGGGCGTGGAGCAGCGGCGACCGGATTTGGTAAGAGGGCTGCGCCGAATCGATCGGGCGATTTGTCTAGCCGCGCTGACAGTGCTGGCCGCACTGTGTATCGTGATGACACTTCGAATGCTGAAGCAGCGAGCGCGCTCATGGGTGCGCTCCGTAGCACGCAGGCTCCGGTACATTCTTCGATGCAGTTTGGCTCGGACCGCGCGGGCGCCGGCCCGTCGCAGTTCGTGACGCCGTCAGGCCGGGGCATCATCCCGAGCAAGCCGTATCGCAAATGAAGGTGCGGCAACCGAATTTTGGGCACAGCGTCGGCGTGCAGGTCGCTCTTCCATTCGCGCACGCCTTCTCGCCGACACCGAACATGACGCCGGGAGAGATCGCGTTCGGCAAAGGAGCGGACGCCGCGCGGCGCGGGCTCGGTCAAGGGGCCTGCCCGTATGACGAACAGTTGCACGCGGGCTTGTTTGATCAGTGGATGAAGGGGTTCGCCAATGCCGTTCCTAAAGCTGACACGAGCCAACGGCTCAAAGGTGGAAGTGAACCCGGACTCGATCTCGATCCGCCCGGCGGTGAAGAGTTTATATCCGAGTAACATTAACACGGTTGTCCGTCAGGACGGTATGGACTTTCCCGTCGTGGAGACCGAAGATCAGATCGACGAAATGCTGAAGGCGATCGGAAAATGAAAGACGCACTCGGACACGGCAGCAACCCGCACGGCGCGCACGCGGAGGCGATCAATCGTCTGCCGCGCTCCGGGAAATTGACTGTCTCGAAGAACGACTTCAAGCAGGCCCGCACCGCTCAGGGGCAGGTTGACACGCGCATCAAGCAGGTATGGCAGAAGGTCTCGGGACCGAAGCGCCGCGCGGTCGCCGAGCGCATCGCTCAGCACCAGCGCGTTGACAACCCCAATTCGCTCATGAGGCTCCGGTGAAAGACGCTCTCGGTCACGGCAGCAATCCGCGCGGGTCCCACGCGGACGGGGTCGAGAGCCTGCCCAAGGAGACGGTCCTCACCGGCTATCACGGCACGGCGACCAACTTCAACGAGTTCAAACCGAACGAGCCGACGACCTACGCCGGCACGAAGGACCTCGCTGGCATCTACTTCTCCGGGGACGAACGCGCGGCATGGGGTTACGCAAATCGCGCGATGAAGAACGGCGGCACGGACAAGCGGCAAGTCATTGCCGCCAACATCCGGATGTCGAATCCGCTCGACATCACGAAGGACATCAAGAACGGACAACGGCGCGGGCTCTCATTCGGGGACGCCAAACGCGCAGCGATGCAGAAGGTCACACCGCAGCACGACGGCGTGATCTTCAGAGGCAATTCGGCGAACCCGCCGGAGTACATCGCGTTTAGCAACTCGCAGATTTCGAGGATCAAGCGATGAAGGACGCTCTCGGCCACGGCAGCAATCCGCGCGGCGGGATCGCCTCGCACATGAAAGGCGTCTTGAAGGCGACCAAGCCGATCAAGGTCAAGCCCGAAGTGCTGGCGCACATACAAGCAAACCCCGGCGGCTTCTCGATCACTCCGCGCGGCAAGACGCCGGAGAACGGCTACATGGTTTCGGCGCCCGGTCGCACGCGAATCGTGAGCGAATCGGACCTCTCGGGTCCGGAAGGCCACAAGATCATCAACGACTACGCGCAGAAGAACGCCGACGCGCTGCGTCAGCCCGGCGCACATATCGGCGGATGGACCGACAAGGCATCTGGCAAAACCTATCTCGATGTGTCGCACAAGATCGGCAGTCGCAACCGCGCGGTTGCCGCCGGCAAGAAGCGCAATCAGATCGCAATCTGGGATGTGGCCAAAGCTCGCGAGATCGCGACGGGAGGTACCGGTGAATAGACCCCGACGCGGCGGCCGGTTCAAGAACAAGGCTCTCGCCGGCCGAATCATGATGGATCAGTGGAACGATGCCGAGCACGCGGACGGCTCCGACATGGCGACTGACGATCAGGCTGCCCGCGCTCTGGCGCAGGATCACCCGAAGTCTGCCGTGCCTCCGCCGCACAGCCCGGGCATGGCGTTGGATGGCAGCTCAACGAGCGAGGGCACGGATTCAGCGACTGGCCAACCGGGTATCGGCGTCGGCGGCGCGATCCCGATCGGCGCCCTACAGAGCTGATTTTTGATTCGCTAAACGCCAGTAGACCCCTCCCGCCCGACCGGGGTATGCTTACCGCGACAATTTCCTATTTCGCGAGGGCACCACCATGGCTGTCAAGAAGGGCACTTCCGTTTCGACCAAGCCCGGCATGAAGGAGCAGACCTCCTCGAACATCGCACGCGATGGCGCGGCCAAGCGCCCGCAGACTTCGTTCGCCGATCACTCCGCCATGCGCAGCCGCATCGGCAACGTGCCGGGCGTCGGCGGCAAGGGCTCCGGCCCGGACGCTTCGTCCCCGAATCCGATCGACCCGACCGTGAAGGGCAAGACCTTTCCGCCGGCCGGCGAGAAGTGGGGTATGAAGGACGCCAACGGCAAGGGCGTCGATCACGAGCTTGGCAAGCGCGTTCTCAACGAAGGCGTGATGCCCTGCTAAGGGGACAACCCAATGACGACTCAACCGATTGATCAGCGACCATCCAACGGCACGCTTCTGCGCCAAGGCGATCAGTACATCAAGTCCGACGAAAAGGCGAACAACCGCTATGGCCAGAACGGCTACAGTGGTCCGTCGAGCGATCTTCCCGGCAAGCACACTTCGACCGGTTTCCTGCCGAAGGTCACGCTCAACCCGGACTATCAGAAAGATCAGGATTGGCAGACCCGCAAGGTCGATGCCACTCCGCTGGCGCTCGCCCACGGCATGATCAACCGCTCGAAAGACGGTGACGAAGCCAAGGTGCCGTCGAAAGTTTCCCACCCAGTCAAACGAGGCTGAAAAATGAATGCGTCCCCCGCATTTTCGACCGAGACAATCTGATGTCAGTAGTCTCCGTGCACAGCACGTTAAACTTTCGTTCTTTGATGCACAAATCCCGGGCCGACCTCGCGCACATGGTGCTCGACTTCGGATCGCAGCTCGAACGGCTCCAGAAGGAGCTTGAAGTCGAGCGCAACACGAATGTGCATCTCAAGGCCAGTATACGCGAAGGCGTATAATCGGCCGTTATACGCTATCGCGCATGGGCGCGGCTGGAGGCAGGCATGGGCCGCGCTGACGACGATCTCGACTTCCTCGACCTACCCCCAAAACGAACCGCACGAGAATGGCAGGCACTCGCCCGCAGCGAAAACTATTCCGTCACCCGCATCAATGGCGACGGCACAACGGCTAAGCGCAAGTGTAACCCCGATCGAATGCGGCGCATCTGCGCCCAGCTCGCGCAAGTCCCGGTCGCCAAAGACGCTTGCGAGATGAACGGCGTCACGACCCATTCCGTCAAGCTATGGCTTACGAAGTCGCGCCTAGGTCAGCCCGGCGACGGTTTCGACATCATCGTCAACCCCGACGACGATCCCGAAGATCAGACCTCCGTCCGATTCCACGAGCTGTACGACGCTTCTCTCAAGGAGGGCGCGCAGAACCTTTTGCGTGCCACATGGAAGCGCGCCATGGGCTACCGCGAGCCATTGACGTATCAAGGCCGCGTAATCTACAAGCTCGACCCCCTGAAGCTCCGTCTCGGCATGGAAGGCATGGACGCCTACTTGCTTGACGAGGAGGGCTATCCGGTGCCGGAGAGCGTCGAGAAGCAAGACCCCGATCTCATGCAATTCCTGCTCAAGGGCTTGATGCCGGAGACCTTCGGCAACAAGACCAAGATCGAGATGGAAGGCAAGATCAGCGGCGTGCTCGTTGTCGCCGCCAAGGCCGCGACAGGTCAAGCGATCGAGGAAGAGGAAGCGCTCTACCGCAAAGCTCCGATGCAAGTTACCTTCGAAGAGGACGACGAGAGCGATGTCGGTTAGCGCGCCCTACGTCGGGAAGGGCGTCGTCGCAGCGAAGTTCAAGCGTCGCGGCGCCGACTGGATTCCCATGGTCGAGCAAGAGGACGGCACGTTCCGGGAGGCGGCATGGGCGCCGCAAGCCGGCTCGCAATATTTCTTCCTACGCGATCCCACGACCGAGGTCCTCTACGAGGGAACGCGCGGCCCGGGCAAGACTGACGCGCTGATCATGGACTTCGCGCAGGATGTCGGGCGCGGATGGGGCCGGGAGTGGCGCGGCGTGCTGTTCCGCCAGACGCATCCGCAGCTCCGCGACGTGATCGAAAAATCGAAGAAGTGGGTCAAGCGAATTTGGCCCGAAGCGTTCTTCAACGAGATCAAAACATTCTGGGAATGGCCCACTGGAGAGCGGCTTTACTTCTCCCACTTTCCGACGCCGGCTTCGTATGACGACTATCACGGCCACGCCTATCCGTGGATCGGTTGGGAAGAGTTGACGACGTGGGCGAACCCAGACTGCTACAAGGTGATGTTCTCGTGCTCGCGCTCGACCGCGAAAGGCATGCCGCGTAAAATCCGAGCGACTACCAACCCGTACGGCGTCGGCCACAACTGGGTGAAGACGCGTTTCCGGCTGCCGGTCCCTCCGGGCCAAGTCGTCGGCCCCGTGATCGATGATTCGATGGACGAGAACGGCAACAAAGAACCGCCGCGTCGCGCGATCCACGGCTATCTCGACGAGAACAAGCTCCTCTTGCACGCGGACCCACAATATAAGGACCGCATCCGGGCGGCAGCTCGCAACAGCGCCGAGCTTGCGGCGTGGATGGACGGCTCATGGGACATCGTCGCGGGCGGCATGTTCGACGACATTTGGTTCGAGTACAAAGACACGATCGTTGTGCCCCCGTTCGACGTGCCGGGCTCGTGGCGCATCTATCGCGCATATGACCACGGCTCTTCGAAGCCGTTCTCGGTCGGCTGGTATGCCGTGAGCGACGGAAGCGATTTGAAGCTACCCGACGGGCGCACGCGCGCTACCGTGCGCGGCGATCTATTCCGCATTCACGAGTGGTATGGCTGGCGCGGCCAGCCGAACGAAGGCTGCCGGCTGATGGCGCCGGAGATCGCCAAGGGCATCATCGAACGCGAGATACAGTGGGGCCTTCGAGACCCTCAAGGCAAGTGGTGCAAGGTCCGGCGCGGCCCGGCGGATACCCAGATTTTCGACGACCCCAACGACACCAAGGCGACGATCGCCAACGACTTCGCCAAGTCCGTTATGATCGGCGGCATCAAACACAAGGGCATCTTCTGGGAGCCGGCGGACAAGGGACCGGGCAGTCGGAAACAGGGTTGGGAGCAGATGCGCAAGCGTCTGAAGGCGACCAAGCGGCCCGAGGGCGGATACCGCGAGACGCCCGGACTGTTCATCTGCTCGAATAATACGCACTGGCTTCGTTGCGTTCCGGTGCTGCCTCGCGACGATCTCGACATCGACGATGTCAATGACGAGTCGGAGGACCACAATGGGGACGAAACGCGTTACATGCTGCGCTACGAGCCCCGGAGCATGTCGTCCGGTCGTGCCGGCTGATTTTGTCAAGGGGTCTTGCGCGATTCGCCAAAATATGGTTAACAGCGCGGTCCCCGGAAAGGTAGACTACCATGGCGTTGCCGGACAAACACCCGGAATACATCAACCGCGTTGGTGAGTGGATTCAAATGCAAGACACGTTTGACGGCGAGCGCGCCGTCAAACAGAAGCGGCTCGACTACCTGCCGGCTACCGAGGGCATGGTGCAGGACGGCATGCAAACCCCCAGCTCTCCCGGTTGGCGCGACTATGAGGCGTATCTGCTCCGCGCTGTGTTCCGCAACTTCGTACGTGACGCCGTCAAAGCCATGGTCGGTATCATCCACAACAAGCCGGCGATCGTTACGGTGCCGCCGCGACTGGACGGCATCCTCAAGCGCGCTACGATCCAAGGCGAGACCATGCAGCAGCTCGTGCGTCGCATTCTCGTGGCGCAGCTCCTGAAGGGCCGCATCGGGCTGCTTGTTGACGCTCCGACCGGTCAAGACGTTGACAAGGTGCTGCCATACATCGCGGTGTATGATGCCGAGCGCATCATCAATTGGGACGCCGGCCATCTCAACGAGGGGGTGAACGTTCTCCAGCTCGTTGTGCTCGACGAGAGCGGCTATCGTCGCGAAGGCTTCACGTGGAAGGAAGAACGCAAGTATCGCGTGCTCACCAAGGGCATCCCGGAGAGCTTGGAGAGCGGATGGGAGACGCCGCTCCCGGACGATGATTACTCGCTCTGCATCAAGGTCAACGACTCTTCGATGCCGACCTCGGCCGATTTCCTCACGCCGCAGATCGGCGGCGTGACGCTCAAGGATATCCCCTTCATTTTCGTCGGGGCAAACGATTGTGTTCCAGAGCCGGAAGTCCCCCCGCTTCTCGATCTCTCCAACCTCGCGCTCGCGATTTATCGCGCTGAGGCGGACTATCGTCAGACACTGTATTTGCAGGGCCAGCAGACGTTGGTGCTGATCGGCGTCGAGGCAGATGATACCGAAGGCGAAGCTCCGCTCCGCATCGGCAACAAGGGTGTCATTCAGATGCGCCAAGGCTCCGATGCGAAGTACATCGGCGTCAGCTCGACCGGCCTCTCCGAAATGCGGCAGTCGCTGGAGAACGACAAGACCGACGCGGACGCGCAAGGCGTCGCCTTCCTGATGGGCGATCAGTCGCCGGCAGCGAGCGGCGAGGCAGGGCGCGTGCGAATCGCAGCGCGGACAACGACCCTCAGCTCGGTCGCTCAGACGTGCGAGACCGCGCTGGAGCGCGCTCTGCAAATCTGTGCCGAATGGGTCGGTGAGGACCCGACCTCGGTCAAGGTCGAAATTCCCAAGGACTTCGCCGATCAGACGGTGCAGGGCGCCATGCTGCTCGCGATCATGCAGGCGAAGCAGCTCGGCCTGCCGCTGTCGCTCCAGTCGCTGCATCGCTTGATGCGTGCCAACGACATGACCGAGCTGACGTTCGACGAAGAGAACGATCAGATCGAGGCGGAGAGCGAGACGATGCTCGGCACCATGGTCGGACCGTACGGCATGCCGACCGACGACAACTTCCTCGACGATAACAACCCGCCCGATCTCGATCCAGCGGCCGGCGGCAACACGCCCGGACAGCCCCCGGCGCCACCGCCCGGCGCCACGCCGCCTAACCAGAACGTCCCGGTGACGCCGCACGTGCGCGGCTCGCCGACACCGCTGAAGGCCAAGGGTGCGCACAAGGGCGCGAGCGCGGGCAAGAAACACTGATGTCCGAGCACGCGCGAAAAGTCATCAAACAGGCTCTCGATATCCTCGACGCGAGCGAGCCGCTCATGCGTGAGGTCATCGAGAGCGAGCTGTTTGACTGCACGGGTCCGAACAGCACCAAGCGCAACATGACGAAGAAAGCGACGGACCGCGCGATGAAGCGGATCGCCGCGATCCGAACCGACCACATCAAGCGGTGCTTCCGGCACCTACGAGCCAACCTGCCGCATGTATAGCCCCGAAGAACAACGCGACGATCACGGCCGATGGACCTCGGGCGGCGCCAGCGCCGAGGCATCGCAGGCGCACGCGCAAGAGGTCGCCGCCGGTCACAAGCCGTTACAGGGCCTGCCCCAGAAGCCGATTCAGCTCCCCAACGGCCAATGGTATACCCCGGGCCCGATCGGCTACCTGAAAGACCTCGCAGACCAATACATGCAGAAGGCCGGGATGGCGTACCATCCGCCGGAGACCTACGCCAAGCTCGATAAAGACCGCGCTGCGGCGATTGCCAAGGCGTTCGACGCCGAAGTTCATAACCCGGACGACCCGGCCACAAAAGCCTCCTACGAGGCTATGGCCAAGGAGACGCTCGATCAGTGGAACACACTGAAGGCGGCCGGCATCAAGGTCGAATGGGTCAAGCCGGGGATGAAGGACCCCTACGCCGATAGCCCTCGCCTCGCCGCGCTCGACGTGAGCGAGAACAAGCATTGGTGGGGTTTCCCGAGCGATCAGGGGTTCGGCTCTGACGAGGAGAGCGCGAAGTACGCGAAGACCAACCCACTGATGCAGCCGGTGCCGGGCGAGATCATCGACGGCCGACCCGTTGTCGTCAACGATGTGTTTCGCATCGTGCACGACATGTTCGGCCATCTCAAGGAAGGTAATGGCTTCAGGGCCGAAGGAGAAGAAAACGCATGGCGCTCGCACGCGGCGATGTACAGCGATCTCGCACGGCCGGCGATGACCAACGAGACGCGCGGGCAGAACAGTTGGGTCAATTTTGGTCCCTATGGCGAGACGAACAGGACTGCAAAGGCTGGCGACACCCACTTCGCTCCGCAGAAGATCGGTTTGCTGCCCCCGTGGGTTACGGAAGAAGGTCGGGACGATCAACATGCACGAGCATGACGCAGAGGCGTGGAATCGGCATCGCGCCAAACACGCGCCGAAGAAGCTGACTATTTTCGGCCGCGATCTCAACCATTGGGCACGCTCGCTCCTCGGCAACGACTTGAAGAACATCGAGAGCGCCATCAAGAACGGCATTCTCGCCGGAGACAGCAACACGGATATTGCTCACCGTGTCATTGGCAGCCGCAAGCACAACGGCGTCAACGGCATGACTGAGATCACGAGGCAACACATCCTCCACCTCGGTCGGGGATATTTGCGTAAGGCCAAATCCCGCATGCGCGGGTCTTCGGCGGATGGTCCGGCGAAGTAACATCATAGGTGATCTATGAAACTTAAAGCATTCTATGCGACCGAAGACGAGATTCCGGAAGGCTACCGCGATCTCTACACCGAGCGGAACGGCCAGTGGGAGTTGACCGGCGTCGAAGGCGTCAAGACCCAAGCCGACGTGGACCGCGTCTCGACTGCCCTGCGGAAAGAGCGCGAGGACCACAAGAAGACCAAGGAGTTGGTCACGGCGTTCGGTGAGCTGAATCCCGACGAGGTGCACCAGAAGCTGGAGAACTACGACTCTCTTAACGAGCAGCTCGAAGCTTTGAAGGCGTCCGGCGGCAAGGCACTCAATGACGAACAGGTCGAGAGCATCGTGGCGACGCGCGTCAAGGCGGCGTTGGGTCCGGTCGAGCGTCAGCGCGATTCGATCCAGAAGCGTCTCGACGAGACGATCAAGCAGGTCGGCGAGCGCGAAGCACGCATCGGCGATCTCCAGAACGGCATCACCATGGACCGCATCGAGCGTGCTGTGCGTGACGCGGCAGCGGCGGCGAAGGTCCTCGCCCCGGCGATCAACGACGCCGTGCTCAACTCGCGCGGGCTATTCGAGATCGAGGACGGCACCGGCAAGATCATCACCAAGGATGTCAACGGCGTCACTCCCGGTTTGTCCCCGGCCGAATGGCTGAAGGACCAACAGGAGAAGGCTCCGCATTGGTGGCCGGCTTCGGTCGGTGGCGGCGCTGGCGGCGGCGGCCCGAACGGCAATCTGCGCAACAGCGACAACCCTTGGTCCGCTGGCGGCTGGAACATCACCAAGCAGGGTGCCTACGTCAAGCAGTTCGGTATCGCGAAGGCCAGCGAAATGGCGGCGCGCGTCGGCTCCAAGGTCGGCGCCACCCAGCCTCCAAAGGCGGCGTAAACGCCAGTATCCAAGAATGAACGTCCCGGCTATCATTGCCGGGACGTTTTCTTTTGAGGATTCGACGATGGCAGACCCTGCGTTCGCAAACAATCCATGGGCTGCCGAGCACTGGAATCTCACCCAGCAAGGCGCCTACATCAAGAAGTATGGGCTCGAAGTCGCCAAGACGAAGGCGAAGCAGGCCGGCACGACCGTGGGCGCCAGCAAGCCCGTACAGCCGCAGCGCTTTGCGCCGCTCCCGCGCAGCAGCAACTACACCGTGATCGTACAGCGCAAGGGCAGCAACGTCGTTGCCGGCGGCGGCGGAATTGTCGGCGCGGGCTCCAGTGGCGACGGGCCTCCCGGAGGTTAGTCGATGTCACTGCAACTTCCTGTCGTCAACGGCGAGTTTTACATCGACGATATGGTCAATGACTTCTACCTCCGCGAAGATGGCGTGTGGGAGAAGAAGGGCCGCCTCTTTCGTGCGAACGTCGTCGGCTTCTACGGCGAGGGTCCCTTCCTCGATGCCGACCGATTTCAGCTCGCGGCTGCCAAAGGTCCGATCACTTACACGCAAGCATTCTCCGCCGCGAACAGCTCAGTGACGTGCGATGCGCCGACGGCTGCCTCGTGCGATGTCGTCTTCACCGATAGTCTCTCGCTCTTCCTCGGTCGAGGCGAGCGCGCAATCTGCACCGCGCACTTCGAGGGCGTCGCCAACGAGGCTACGCTCACCTTCCTCGACGGCGCCATTGTCGCCGCCGGCTCCCCGGTATGGCTTGTGCTGCCTTCGACCGCTGACGTGGCGATGGCCGGGCTCCGTGCCCTGATCGCAGGTATTCCGTCATGACCGTTACAGTCAACGCGTCCGGCCATGCGCAAGCCAACAACCCCGCAACATCCGTCTCGGCG